CATGATGGTGTTATCTTTACATTAAACGCTGCGTTGAGGGATGTTATATAGGCCGTTGATATTGCATATACTTTTTTTGCTTTTATCATACACTCTATATTCCAACCAGAGGGTTGGGTAAATGAGAGAGCATTCTTATCTGTATAACCCGGCAACTCTTTGCGGGAGAACCAAGATAGGAAAGAGTCCTCTAAGGAGTTGGGGTCAAGTCCAGAGGACTCATATTCATTTTCATAGGACTCCCAACAATCTGTATAAAGGTCTGCAATCGTAGGTGAGTATACATACTTATAGTCATTAGATGGAAATATTATTCGTGATGATGGGGACCATCTCCATGCTTTCTCGGATTTTTTTGTTATCCATACAAAAAGCCCATCGGACCGTGGCTTCCAACCAAAGCGTGATTTTAGTAGGTCATCAACTCCTTTAGATACCTCCCGTGGAGTATCTACTGGTTTTCTATTTGTTGCTACAGTGGAGATATAAACAAGGTCATCGGCTATACTTATATATTTTGGTGACATTCTAAAAAACATATTTCTACCAGACCTCAAGTCCTTTATATATTTGGAGCAAGTTTTTTCTATTTCGGGAAGTATAATATCTATATCGGAGTTTGGTGCATTTTCTTTTATATATCTTAATAGGTTCATAATTTTTCCAATGGTGCAATATTAACATCCCATAGCTCGTTGAGTTTTGGTATATGTACTGGTGATATTGCATATATTTTATTTGCTCTTAACATACACTCTACATTTCCGGACTTTTTAGATACTTCAGATTTTAACGCATTCTTATCGGTATAAGTATCTAATGCTTTTTCCCAAAACCAGTCCAGAAAAAGTGTATTGGCTGCTGTTTGGTGTTGCTTATAGGATTCTCTATCTGGTCGGATATTGTCGTTATAATCATTATCGTTATTTCTTTCATAGTGAATCATCTTTTCTTCATATGAGTTAAAAATATCTATAATATTAGGTGAGTATACATACTTATAGCCATTGGATGGAAAGATGATTCGGACTCGTCTCCACATTATTTTCCAATTCCAAACAGATTTACCTTTTCTTGTCAACCAGACGAAAAGTGCTTCGGACCGTGGCTTCCAACCGAATTTAGATTTTAGCATATCATCCATTTCTGCGTGGAGTTCTTTATTAATATCTTTAGGTTCTCTACCTTCTCTTGCTGGTATTACTAAGGTAGAGTCTGGAAGTGTTGTGTTATACTTGCTGGACATTCTTATAAAAAAATTCTTTCCAGCCTTTAACTCCCTTATATACTCGGAACAATCCTTTTTCATTATTTCTAAGGAGTCTTCTATGGATATGCTTTTGGATTCTGTTAGATATTCGTTTAATCTCATTGGTAATCCCTTACTGGTTTTATATTTAAATTAAAAGTATTGTTTAATAACGGTATATTTACTTGTGCTATTACAAATGCTTTAGTTGTTCTAAGTGAACATTCTGTTTCAATAAGCGGAAAATTAGCTTTAAGAACATTCTTATCGGTGTATGTTGGTAGTGCTTCCTTTGTGAACCAGTTTAAAAATTTTTCATTTAATTCTTCTGGTGTATAATTATCGGATATATCATATAACTCATCTTCTATTCTTTCATATTCATAAAATATATCAGGTATGGATTTTGAGTATACATATTTATATCCATCTGTTGGAAAGATTAATCTCTTTTCTGTTTCTTCAAATGAGTTTCGTTTAAAGTTTTTATTTTGAGGAGTTACCCATACAAAGAGCCCTTCGGACCGTGGTTTCCAACCGAATTTAGCTTTTAGTAGGTTATTCATTTCATTATGAAGGTATGGATTCATATCACGAGGAGCTCTATCCTCCCGTGGAGGTAGGAGTATTACATCGTCCTCGGAATATATAACAAATTTATTATTTTCTCTAATAAAAAAATTTTTACCAGACCTCAACTCCCTTATATACTCCGAACAATTTCTTTTTAATAGAGTTAAAGTATCCTCCATTTTTATAACTTTAAATTCTGTTAGATAGTTATTTAACCTCATTTATTAATCTCACTGTTATATCGGAGTGATTTATGTGGAACTTCTTTTTCTATTGGTTTTATATTTATACCAAGGTGTTTATTAAGTACCTCTATATAGTTTTGGGAAACAACATATATTTTATTTGCTCTTAACATACACTCTACATTTCCATCAAATCGTGCTAACTTGGTTTTTAATGCACCTTTATCGGTGTATGTTGGTAGTGCTTCCTTTGTGAACCAGTTTAAAAACTCATCCTCAACTTCGTCCTCATCAAACTCACCATATACACCATCACGGTCATTATTATCTGGCATATTTGACATTATATTTTCATATTCAAAATAAACATCATTAACTTCTGGTGAGTATACATATTTATAACCATTAGATGGAAAGATAATTCTGTTTCTATCTGCTCCATTACCTTTTCGGGTTGTTGTTTCTGATTGCGGAGTTATCCATACAAAGAGCGAGTCGGACCGTGGTCTCCAACCAAACTTAGCTTTTAGTAAAGCATCCATTTCGTTATGTAATGTTATACTCATATCACGAGGAACCCTGTCCTCTCTTGCGGGAATAAGTATAACATCACTTGAGTTGATAGAAGTGAAACCTACACGGTTTCTTATAAAGAAGTTCTTACCAGCCTTTAACTCCCTTATATATTCCGAACAAGTTCTTTTAACTATATGTAAGAACCCTTCAAAACTAATTTTTTGTGTTTCTGTTATTAGATATTCATTAAGTTTCATTAAGTTTCATCCATGTTAAATTCATGCTTTGGTTCTAAATCGGTTATTTTATACCGTGATGGTTGTATATCAAGATTAAAAAGGTCATTTAATCGTGGTATATGGAGTGATGATATTGCATAATATTTTTTTGCTTTCAACATACACTCAGTTCTTTTATGTTTAGTTGCACCCATTCTTAACGCATTAAGTTTTGTATATGTTGGTAAACCCTTATTTTTAAACCACTCAAAAAATTTATCTTTTATATCATTATTAATTTTATTATCATCATAGGAATCTGGATATATAGGATAATCATAATCATTTAAAAAAGTTTCATATTTTAAAAAGAGGTCACCTATCATGGATGAATAAACATATTTATATCCATCTATTGGAAAGATTAATCTCACTTCTTTCCAAAATGAGTACCAATTCCATCTTGGATTCTTTTGTTCTGTTATCCATACAAAGAGTGCTTCGGACCGTGGCTTCCAACCGAATTTAGCTTTTAGTAAGTTATCTATAACATGGTGAACATCTTTAGGAGTATCAATCGGTATTCTATCCGATTTAGGAGGTATAATGAGTATTTTATTATGATCTATTGGTTTATAACTTTCTGATAATCTAACAAAAAGGTTTCTACCAGACCTCAACTCCCTTATATATTCGGAGCAATTCTTTTTAATATCCTCTAAACCTTCTTCAGTTGATATTTTTGTATCTTCTAATATATAATCATCTAATCTCATTTATATTTCCTATTTTTTAACATGTGCAAAAGTTGTTACACCCATATATGCACCTATAACACCAGTACATGCAAAATAATACCATGTTATAAAATCTGATACAACTGCTACCTTTGCAACCGGTAATAAACTTTCTGGTAAAAATATAATTAAAGTGGTTAGAACTATCATGGATACTAAAGATAGCCAAGCCATATGTCTTCTATTTTTCCATCTTTCTCTATCTATATTTATTTCTTCCATAGCTTTTGTTACATACATATCACCTTCAGGTGGTAAATTGATATTAGTAGTTTCATTATCCAACATAATATTCCTCCTTCTTTAACTTGGATATCCAAGTTTACCTGCAACCCATTTTGCCCTATCTTTTACTTTATTTATCTCTTTTGTTGCTGAGAATGTTGTTCTATCCTTTACATCTTCTGCGAATGATTTTCTATCAAGATTTTTTGCAATTCTAACAAGTGAACCAACCCTAATGGTATCTGCAAAAAGTGGTGATATATCTGTAAAGTTTAGAGTCAACTCACATCTTTGCGGAATACCATTTTTATAAGGATGTTTCCAAGTTGATTGAACAGAAGTACATGCTGCAAGGTCAACATCTAAAACACCTTTTGGGTCAGTTTGTATTGACCATAAATGTGGCCATTTAATATGTATATTTCCAACTGATGATGGTGCTGAGTATGCTGAAATGTTTTTTACAATTTCAACCAAATCTGTTTTTAATCCTTCTGATAATAATTGGAAGGTAAACATAAATTGTCTTCGTGGTGAATTTGTATATGAAAGTGGTGCATCAACTTTCTTTTTTGGTATATCTACTGCCACTGCTGCATGTAAGGCTGCAAGCATTTGTTCACCTGAAGGAAAATCACCTGCTTCAAAGGCTCTTACTACTGACCCCCAAAGACTTCCTGCTATTTGTTGGCCTTGTGTCCATGCTGTACCAAGTTTTGCTTCCATTGCCAATAATTTAGAAAATATTGTTTCATAAGTATTCCATTCATGGTTACTTGCTTCAAGAATACCATCATCTGGAGCTAAGAATTTATATAATGGACCAAATTTTGATACATCATAATTTCCACCTCTACCGGCTGAATTTATTGATTTTAATTCAAGTGGTTGCAATTCTATCCAAATTGACCCAGTATGACCTGCATGAGGAAAATACCAATGAGGTACTTGAATTAGATTCTCATCCTTGGTGTCATTTATCCTTTTCTTAATTGATTTATAATGACTATAACCACCTTTTATTATTGATGGTCGTCTTAAATTACTAAATTGAACAGGTATTGACATATATAATAAATTCCTTTCTTAAAAATTTTAAGGATGTGTTGCTGCGAATCCCATATCCCGTGGATTTTGAGATGTATATCGTGATGATGGTATAGATGTTGGTGCTGTTGATGTATTATTAGTTACATTACTATTATTTATAATAGTATTTTTATTTGTATCTAATGGATTTTCACCAAAACCACCACCCCAATTTGTGGTAGTTGTTGCTGCTGCTTTCTTTTGAGTTTCTTCATTAAACTTTTTCTTTTCTTCTTCGTTTTGTTGTTTTAATTCAGCAGATCGTTGTTTTACATCATCACCAAATGAAGCTAATCTACTCTTATAACCTTCTTCACCACCGGATATCATTTTACCGATTGTTGGATATTCTGTTAAGAAATTATACCACCATACTTTTATATTCATTATGGATTCTTGTATCCATACAATAGCATCTTTAACTAAATCAATAAAACTTTGTACTAAATTACCCAGACCACCTATAGCTCTACTAACAAGGTCAGTTAATATGTTCATTGCTTTATCACCAGAACCTGGATCACCTTTTTTTCTAAGACCTAATTGTTCCATAATCCAATCATATACACCGGCAAGTAGTCTAACAGGAAATTCTAAAAATTTTGTTATCATACTTGTTAAACCACCTTTTAATTTTTCAAGAAAATTTCCTTCTGTTTTTACAAAACCTTTAATGAAATCAATTGCTGATAGTAAAATTTGAAGTGGCCATCCAAGAAATTTGAAACCTACTTTTAATGCTCTGAATAATATACCAAGACCTGGAATTTTTGAAAACCAATTAAAAATATCTACTAATTTTTTACCAGCAGCCATTATCATTTTAAATGTTCCACCTATTGTTTTACCAATCCAACCAGCAATCCAACCAATGGTTTTAAATACTTTTTCAATAACAATAAAAAGAAAATTTATTGCTTTATTGTGTCGTATAGTTTTCATAAATTTTCTATAATACCATTCTATTGCTAAACTTAATTGACCGATATTTTTTTGTCCTATTATTGCATGCCATACAGATTCAAACATTTTTTTAAATAATGCAATTTTAGCCCAAGCCCATTTACCAGGTGTAAGTAAAAATGCTTTCCAAAGTTTAAATACAATTTCAAAAGGAAGAAGTATTTTTCTTACAACTGCTCCTATCATACCAAGTATCAAAGCTAATGGTAGAAATAAAAGGTCAAGTAATTCTGCAAGCCAACCTTTTGCCTTTATACCTCGTTGAGCAAGTTCTTCTTTTCTTCTCATTTTTTCTATACCAGCTAAATCGCCAATCCATCCAGTCATTCTTTTAAACATTGGTACTTGTAATATCCAATGTTTTATTAATTGTGTAAATGGTTTTGTTATTGGTGATATAAAGCCGGTCATTCTTGCCCATCCTGTTTTGGCAATATCAAGACCATATTGTAGTTCATCACTTAATATTTCTTGAAATTTTCCGGATACATCACCAGCTAATCCTTTTAAAGTACCACTTAAATTTTCAACTAAGGTTTTTATACCATCACTGACTATTTGTTTAGTACCGGAAAATGGATTTCTGGTTACAGTTTCTCTTCCTTTTGCTGCTGCTTTTGCTGCAGCCGCTGCTGCAGCCGCTGCTGCTGCTGGTGTTTGTGGTTGGTTTGTTGGAATGCTTGTTGCCATATATTTTATCTCCAAAATAAAAAGGTCTAAAGTTTACATCAACACCGGATAATGTGTTTTTGTCCTTTAGACCTTCTATGATCCATATCCTTTATATTAGGATAAGCGTGACAAATGGCCACCTGCCATCATCGTAGCTATATCAAGTTGCATTTTCTTTTCTTTTATAGCCATATTTACATATGCTTCTCTTTCAAAGTCTACTAAATTTTCCGATTCTGAAAGACTTATTCCCATTGTTGCCAAAATAAACTGTTCCTCTGTTATTTTTGGCATACTGGTTTGTAGTAATTTAATCAGAAAAAAAAATTGTCTGGCGTTGCTTCAAATTCAATTTCATTACCACATGTTATACAACTATTTTTTATGGTAAAATTGGTACCATAATCATTGTCTTTATACCATTGTGATATTTTTTCATAGACAACTGTTGGCATTTCTTCTACAAAGAATTTTTTATCAATTAATTGTAGATCGGTATATTCTTCATCACCTTTTATAATCTTATCAATACCAGCAGAATGTAATATAATTGTTATCTCTGCTTGTTTTTGCATGTCACTCATTTTATTATCAATAAAAGTAAGAGCTTCTAATTCATCACTTACTTTTAAAAACCTCATTTGAATCTTTACATCTTCAAATACATCAATAATATAATTCGTATTAACAAAATCTATTTTCTTTATTGGAAATTTTGATAAATCTTTTACCAATAAATTTTGTGATCCACATTTCTCACATTTATATTCTGTTTCCCACATGTTGCCTTTGGTTTTGTTTCTCATTTCCCAAAGTAAGAAGGCCCTATCTTTAATAAGAATATCATTAATATCAAAATCATCTTTGTTTATAACCGCTTCGGTTATAACCATATTCATCATCTTTGATAATGCTAATGGGTCTTTTTCATTTTCATATGCCAACATCTTTTTAATTTGACCAGTTTTCAGTGGTCTAAATCTTACTGGTATACCAGTGCCAGGTAGTGTGGTATCAAACTCATATATTTCTTGAAATTTGGATACATCAAATGTACTCTTTTCTTTCTTAACAACTCTTTGAATGGGTGGACCATTCTGATGAACATTTTTATTACTCATTTATATAACCTCTTGTTTTTATTCTATTTTTATAAACCAGTTGGTCTTGTTGTCAATGTATGATATGCATATCTAAATGTAACATCAAATTGAACATTATCATTTGTACTATAATCCAAAGTTGCAGCTGCAACTTCTCTTGGCCAGGCGTGGTGTAATAGATATTCCATAACTGGAGTTCCATCATATCCAAGTAATTGCAATCTTTGTGGGAACATATAGAATGCGATTGTACCATATTCATTTGTTACTGGGTCGTGAATCTTATTAATCCAGTTCTCAAAGCATAATCTCAATAAACCCTTATCATCAAGGTTGAATGTTACGGTAAAATCAGAAAATGTATGTTTACCACCAACAAAGAAATCAAAACCTTGCCAGTTTAAATTTATTTCTTCTATTGTTGATGCTGGTAGACTTGTTGATCTAACCAAATATGAAGTTCTACCATTTGTCATATCACCTTCAATACAATCTCCTGGAATCATTGGCAAAAAATAAAACAGATTCGCTCTTGCTCCATCTCTAAAATTAGATTTATAACTTTCAATGTCAAAATTTGGCATTTCTTAATTCTCCTTATATTTTCATAGATGGGGGATAATAACATCCCCCATTTATATTTAGGCAGTTGCTCCTGCAGCTGTTGCTGCAATTTCTGTAAATGAGGCGCCTGTTTTTGTTGCGATAAAGTTAAGTACAATAAATTCAGCGGCTCTTGTTGGTTTGATATAAATATCACACCATAATTCATTTCTATCAATTCTCTCTGGTGTATTGTTTGTTGAGTCACATACAACCAAGAAGTCATAAATACCTCGTCTTGATTTAACATCCCTCAAGAAAGGTTCAATCATATTTATAAGTTGAAGCCTTGTAAATGAATCGTTTGGTTCAAATAAGAAATATTTAACCGCAGTTGAGATTGCTTTTTCAAGAATGATAAACAATCTTCTAACATTGACTCTGTTGAATGCGGATGATTTATCTAAATATGTTTTTTGACCCCAAACAACTTTTCCTTGACCAGCGAATGATACAATTGGATTGATACCATTCTTATACATAATATCTCTTTTGCCTTGATTTGGATTGAATGCAAGTTTTCTAATATTACCGATAATACCTCTATTCAAACCTGCAGGTGCAAACCAAGGATCGGTTACATCGTCTGTGTTTGCATAGATACCTGCTATGTGTCCTGATGCTGGAATCCATCTATATTTACCATTCCACTTATCATAAATTTCTAACCAGTTACCATACAATGCTGCGTAACTTGTATTTTCATTTAAGTTATATGTTGAATGTAAACCTAATCTAAAATCTCTCATATCTGTTGCTTCTTGACCACTGTTGTTTAATACAAGTGATGAAGGAACATCAAGAATTGCTATACAATCTTTTCTACTTTCGGCTATTGCCATAAGTGTTTGTTTTACTGTGATTGATTTATCTGAATCAATTAGAATATTAACATCAACTGTTTCAGCATCTTCATATATTTCAAATGCTTCAATAATTGCCGCATCTGTAACTTCTGTACTTGGTCTATTTTGACCACCGGACATGTTTTCATAATCTGTAAAAATATTTGACATATCAGTATTCTTTGCTACTGAGGCAAGTTTACATCTTATGAAATTTGATGTTTGATTTATAAAGTTTTCACAATAAATATTACCACCTTCATCATCAAGTTTTCTTTCATTAGTTGAAACAAACATAGCTTCTCTAACAAAGAAAACTGGACTTGCTTTTGTTATTTGGTCTTGGTCTGCATTTTTTACTATTACAATAAATTCTGTATCTGTTGATGAGTCAAATGAAACATCAACACTATCTATATCATCATATAACTCACTTGATATATTAAGTTGTGTATATGTATATGCTTGGCTTCTTATTCTATTATATAGATTTTTACCAACTAATGCGACTTTTATATAATTACCCCATTTACCTCTTGATTTTGCAATGAAAGATATACTTGACCCATAATCTTCTCTGTTTTCATCAAATGGAACGGACTCAGTATGGTATTGGTCAGGATCTTTTGCTTCAAAATCATCAATCATATATGCACCACTGGGTGTTATATTGTAACCGTCAAGTTCGCCGGCAGATGCGAAAACACCATGACAACCAGCAAATGTTGCACTTACTGCATATGCGGCTGTAGCATATAATTTGTTACCATAATTTAGATAACCTACAGATGATAAAATATCTTTAAATGAACCTGAAGTTGGTTCACCAAAGATTGTTATCAACTCATCAACTGTTGTTATAAGTTGTTGCTTTAATTCAGGTCCTTTATATGGGTCCCTAATTACAGTAACGGCTATTGAAGTTGCAACAGCTGGAATTGTTGTTGTTAAATCTATTTCTTTAACATCAACTAACGGTGAAAGGTAAAGTGCCATCTATTTCCTCCTAATTTCATAATACAATATCTATTTATCGTATATATTTATTTATTTTTATTTTATCTCAAAATAATCATATGAAAATGTTGCTGAACATTCTAATAGAGATTCACCATCCCTATTTGATAATGTTACGGCACCCAAATTCACGGGCCACATTCTAACAAACCCAACTCTCATAATCTCATCATTAAAATTATTCAATATTTGTAGTGAACTATCAACACTAAAATTTCTCCATTTTTCTAAGGGTTTTTCTTTGAAATTGGTTATATAATTTAACCAATACCAAATAACTTTCCAGTTTTTAAATTCTGTATCTACGATAAATTCAACTGTAAATTCATCAAATGCCATTGGGCCCATAGCCATTTTGGATTTAGTATTATGCCAATTTAAATCTCCTGGTTCCAAACCAACACCAGGTAAAATAGTTCCGTGAATGTTTAATATCAATTCTTCCGATGCATTTATAGCAACTTGATTTGGTAACAATGGAAAAACCAATCTAAAGTTTGATGGTGTTGATTTATTTAACTGTACATTTAATGGCATATATATCTCTTTCTATTTATATTTATCTTCTGCTAATAAGGAAATTATTTTATCTTCTATATTTATATCTTCATGTACTTCATCATCTTTTACATATTCATCATTTGTGTTATTTGTGTTATCTGTGTATTCCATATTGGCAGTTTTTTGATGCATTTCTTCATCACCCCAACCATCAGTAAATGGACCTAAATCATTTTTTAACCATCGTGATCTTTTTGGTATAGGTTTAGCCACTCCATTATGCATATGTTTAAATAACCTATCGGTTAAAAAGAAATTTTTTAGTGTATCACAATAGTTTTGCATTGTTCCTTGACCATGTGCGGAATCAAATCCACCCCATTGCCAATCGCTATCATCAGGTTCCCAGTTGATATTAAATGTTGTTAATCTATTATAATAATCTTTCTTAACATATGGTCCACCAATAAGAATATTACCTATTGGATAATCATCATCACCAGCCATAGCATGTATACCGGTATTAGGATATCCATATGTTATTGTTGATTCATCTTTTTTTAAGTATTTTTTCCAATCCATTTTTATAATTCCTTTTAGCCGATAATTTCACCAGAAACAAGTTTAACATTAAATGTTAATGTAGTTGGCCCATCGTTTCGTATTACAAAGCATGATTGACTCCAATGCCAAGGAGTAATATTATATGTTGTTGTTCCTATATCTTCTAATGGACTACTCCATTGTTCACTGTATGCTTGTAATCCTGTTTTTATATAACTGGCCCAATATATATCATCTGTTGAACTTGCATCTGTTGATTTTAATGTTGAACCTTCACCATCCCATACTGAACCATTATTTAAATTATAGTAATATATAGCACCCCAAGCACCCGATCCTATTGACATAACAGATACATCTTCTTCAGTATTATAACCATCATGTGTCAGGTTTTCTTCTGCCCATACCATAGCTTCTTGTGCGGTTTCAAAATTTTGTGTAATTAATTCTTCTTCATCTCCACCATCACCTTCTTCAATAACAATAGATGCACTTGGTGTTATACTTATAACACTACAACTATCATGAGTATTTTCTAATATTGTATAGAAGGATGATGCACTTGTTGTTATTGTAGATGTTGCATTTTCTATAGTGTATGTTTCACCAACTAAATTTGCATCCCAGCTTTGATGTAAAGTAAAAACTAAGGTCAATTCTTCAGAAATAAATTCTATACTGTTAATTTGGTAATTATCAGTAGGCATTGAAAAATGAAGTCTTCTAATATAATATGTCCATTCCCATGCTGGATCATCACCATCTTTAGATGACCAATCTAAACTTATAATTTCATTATTTACTATTGGTCCAGTATATAATGTAAATAAACCTTGATCATATCCATCTGGGTCTCTGGGTGTATATATTAAAGTGCCGGTAAGTGTATTTGAACCTGCAGTACTGAAATTTATTCTCATACTATTAGGAAAGTAATTAGCCGACCATTCACCAAGATCGGGTGCTAAACTTGTTCTTAACCATAAATTATAATTACCGCCACTTAAACCACCTATCCAATATGGATCCACCCAAGTTCCATAAGTTAGTCTACCCCAGTAAAGATTACTTGTTCTATTAAGAGCTACTGTAGATACATCATTTATTTCTTTATATAATTCCAAGGTAAATGGATTATCAGAAATTGCATTATATCTTAAATCATATGTTGCACTTGGTGAAAGATTTTCTGTTACTGCTAAATATTTACCACTCTCAATTTCAAAATCTTCTGTACTGATATTAAATTCCACGCTGATTTCTTCACTAAAGTTTTGTATTGCTAATGTTTCACTATTATAACCCATACAGATAATATTAGTAATAATATCTGATAGTTCTGTTATTAAATCAGAATATCCTAAGTTAATACCTACACCTGTACCTATAGTTGTTTCAAATGTTTCTGATATTAAATCAGAATATCCTAAATTAACACTTCCATTAACACCTTCAGGTGTTTCATTTCGTGGTGGACCTGGCATGATTATTTTAGGAATTGGTGGTCCAACTCTTTCACCAAATTGGAATATTTCATATGTATAAATCTTTTCATCTTCTTCATTTAAATATGGACTTATTCCAGTAAATACTTGTGATTCACCGGATGCTGCAGAAGAAAACATTGAAGTTGTATCTCTAAATGCTTCTGCCCATCCTTCTTCATTTGTATAGTAATTGATAAAAATTTGTTTAATTAATCCATAATCTTCTACTGGTCTGAATAAGTATGTTTGAACTGTAAAGTCCATTGTATATTTTATTATTCTTCTTTCTTCTTCACCTAAATCTGTTGATATATCAGGACTTGCTCCGGCAAATACCACTTTTACATCAAAGAAGAAATCAACTTCAGGCATATAAATTCTTATAAAGATATGTGGTGCAAAATATGCTAATATTTGTTCAAGTATTTGATCAACATCCGCCATATATTTTGTCCAAAGGAATACAGTAAAACCAAGATTATATGGAACAGGATTTAAAAATCGTTGCATAATACCAGCATCAATCTGGGAAGCTTTTGTCAGTATGTGATAATTACTACCCATTCTATCATTGGCAAATGATACAGAGTTCATTGTTACGCTAATCATAGGTAACATTTCATCTTGATGATTTTCAAATATATAATAATACGCTCTTTCTTTTGGAGCAAACTTTATTGGAACATTTATATGGTTTGTAAAAACACCATTTTCATCATATCTTTTTATTTTTATATCGTTAAAAATATCAAGAAACTGAGTTATAGTTTTTCTTAATGCTTGATAATAATAATAGGTTCTCATTCATCACCTTACTGATTTATTTTTCTTTGTCATTTAATTCATAACTTATTGTGGTTGGTTTATCTGTAAATAATTTAACATTAAAAAGGAGAAATACTTTGTTTTTAAAACCAGGAACATAAACTGAATAGAATTTAAACTCATCTGGTTTTCTACCATGTTTTCTTGCTAATTCCTTTTGAGCCTTACTTATCAACTCTTTTGGAACATCAGTTGTTTGTCCGTTTTTAAATTTTGTATTATCTTTTTCTTCTAAGATAATATTTAACTTATCTAATATATTCATTATATATCCTTCACCTCAGCTTCACCTTCTTCTTCGGCTTTTTCATAATCAGGATCAATTTGTTTCATAAGCTTTTTAAATTCACCTGCATGGACTTTTTCCTCTCTTGCAACATCTAACATAACCTTTTTAATGTTTTCATCTTTTGTAATATCTGCAAATTGTTCATATATATTTACAGCATCAAGTTCTGCTATAATTGCAAATCTAAGCATTTGTAGATTGGCAACTTTAGGTGATAAACCTTTAATTTTTTCCGGATTTATCTCAATAATTTCATTTATTTTTGGACTTAAAAATTGTGATAATCTCATTTGTTATTCCTTCTCTACATTTTTTTCCATATCTTTTAATCTTGTATAATAATCAGGTATTTCTGTAAGATGATCCATGGCAATTTCTTTTGCTAATTTTTCATCATTTGTATGTTCCATTTCAATTTTAATACCTATTTTTAATTCTTTGGGATCAAAATCTTCAGGTTTCTTTTTATCGGCTAAACCACCTTTTATTTTATCTTCCTTTAACATAGAACCAAGAATCATGTAAATATGTTCTTCAAATTCATGCTCATCTATATCTAATGATTTAGCGAATGAATGAACTTGTCCATCCGATGGTTTAGGATTTTTTTTAAAAAAATCTTTTATTTTATTATGAATATTTTCCATATCCATTTCATTTAATTTTTTCTTTTTTAAAACACTTCTTTCATAAACTTCATAAATTTTATCACGATCATAATTTGCCATAATCTTTTAATCCTTTAATAACCATAAATTTTGGTATCAACATCACTATAATTATCAATCTCATTACTCTTTTCTTCTATAAATTCATTGTCACCAAAGGACTCAATACCTGAAGGACTTATAGATAGGGATAATGTAGGTTTAGAACTAATATCTCTTGCACTTTCGGATTCCTCGGAGAATCTGAATGGTTTCATAATAAAAGAATATACATTCTTACTTACTTGAAATATACTTACTTCTTTTTTAACTGTTACAATTTCATAAGTTCTTGTATTCCATAGAGTTTTTATAACATCACCTGTTTTTGGTTGAAATGTTTCTGATATATCTCTTATAAACATTTTAATTGGAATAAAGCCAAACATAACCATTTCTTCAGAATTTAAGCCGAAGGATGTTATCATTGATGGTTCATCTGTAACTTCATAAACCATACTTGATTTATAAGGTCCACTATATGCAATGTTTTGATATTTTGGTTCACCATATAAATCATCTTTATCAACATCGGCATAGTTGACAACATAATATTCAATTTCAACACCAGAAATATCAACAAACTCAACAATATATTCATCCCACAACTCATGTTCTGGGTTATCATTTATATCATATAATCTTAATTTAGGACGGACATATCTACTTGAATTTGCCATTTATGTTTCCTTATTCTGCTGATCTAATCTCTCTAATGGTTTCATCTAAAATACTTATTACATCAAGATATTCTTTTTTAACTTTTGGATTTTGTACCTTAGTTTTTGTGTATATCTGGTCTCTTAATTTTAATAAATTATTTGTTTTTCGTGAATAATCTATTTTATCATCCGTTAATATATCCATTATATCTATGGTGTATTTATAACAATCATCAGAAGCATCTTTCATATCTTTTCTTTCTTGCACTCTTTTCTTAATACTATTTTTTATTTTAGAAAGAAAGTTTTCATTTATCTTCTCAATATCATCTTTTATTATTTTGTTATATATTTCTTGTATTTTATCCATTATTTTTCCATTAACTTTATTTGTTGTTTCATCATTATGGTCATTAGACCTTCTAACTCTTTTACTTTTTCTTCCAGTTTTGATATTTTTTCTAATGATGTTTGTTCAACTATATTACCGGATAAATTTTTCTTTCTTTCAATTCTTTCATCTATGTTTCTAAGAAATGATTCTTGCTCATCATCTTTTTTCGTTTGTATATTTACATTACCACCATTATCAAAAGGTGTCGGTTGTTTTATTTGTGTCCTTATTTTGTTTTTAGGATTTTTTAACATATTTTCATAAATTGATTGTACTGTCATTTTTTACCTCTTTGAATTTATTAATTTTTATTCTTCAATAAGTTCCACTCTTACTCTAAGAATACCATCAACATTATGATGAACAGTAAATGTGCCATTATAAGGACTTCTATCTACTGAAAAATCATATAAACAAATCAATGGTTTACCTGTTGCTGTATCATCGTATATTACACCATATCTAACAGTGAAAGTTGCATTTGACCATGCAGGATTTGTAGCTGTCAATGTTGCGATACCATCTAATTCTGTCCAAAGTACATCTGTTAGTAATTGACCGCCTGCGGTATATCCACTACCAGTTGTTAATTCACCTGTTAGGTCAGAATAAAATTCATCTGATGATAACGGATTATATGAATCTGTTAATAATACCATATATAAATCATCATTATCAAAATCTATTTCTTTATTACCTAATTTTTGTCCAAGTTTGTCATAAAGGAAATCTGCCATTATTTTTTACTCCATCACATTAATTTTTATTAAGTTTGTACAAATATTTCCCATTCTGCATATATACTTATATTAGAACAGGATTCATTTGTGTTTTCTATAATTGTATAAATTGCATTCACATCGGTTCCAGGTGTATATTCTTCACCTTCTATACTCCAAACACCACCATCTTCTACTGCTTCCCAACTAATATCTAATGTTTCACCTTCAACAACATCAAAAAATTCTATTGCACTAACTCTAAATTGTAGTGCATCTGCAATCATTGAGATTTCATCTATATCATAAGTGCCCCAAGTTAATTCTAAAATCATTCCACTTTCATAATAACTTTCTGAGCAAATATAATCACCATTTTTGTCTCTTAAAATCATTGCAAAATTTGGTGCACCTGTAAATGTTATACGCATATGCGTTGGCCTATAATCTGTTATCCAATCAGAACCTAATTTATCTTCTTCTCTTAACCACAACTCATATGCGCCATCTGTAGTACTTAACCAATAACTACCACTTGGAATCCATTCACCTACGAAGTTATCAGGTATAATCTCCCATGCACCCCAGTAATCAGTATTTGTAGTATCAAGTATATTATCAGGAATATCACCAACTTTATAGCAATGTATAGTAAAAGGACCATCTTCGGAAGAAGCTGTATAATAAGTATCTATATAATCTAATTCACTTATTTCGGTAAGGTCAGTATAATTCACTGCTAAGAATTTATTAGCCTCAACATCATAAAGACTTGGTTCTCCTCCTTCACCACCAAATTCACTATATGAAAAACTTATTTCAACATTAATACTACCCATTGCTGTTGCTGCATCATTAGAACCTAAACATACAGGTTCTTCGGGTGGTGGTTCTTCAGGTGGTGCTTCAGGTATAACAACATCCTTACCCATTTGTAATATTATATCATTATTAAAATTTAACAGTAATGTGCCATTTACTGGACTTTTGTTTTCTAAGAAATCATATAGGCAAATCAATGGTTTGCCTGAAGCTGTATTGTCATATATAACAGCATATCTAACTGTAAATGTGGCGAATGACCATGATGGACTTGTTCCTATAGTTAATCGTGTTACACCTGATGAACTGGGGACTTCTGTCCAACTAATATCTGTAAGTGTGGCACCACCAAGTGTATAACCAAAACCTGTGTTTATTTCATTTGTTAAATCTGTATAATAAATATGGGATTGTGAAGGCATATATGCTGCTGTCAATAAACAAATTTTTAGAGTATCGTTATCTAAATCAATTTCTTTATTACCTAATTTTGCAGAAACACTATTATAAATAAAATTTGACATTTTTTATTACCATCCCATTTTTATCTTTTTGTATTTGTTAAACCTTTCACAAAAACTGTATTGCTTTTTGTATTTGTTAAACCTTTCACAAAAACTGTATTGCTTTTTGTATTTGTTAAACCTTTAGTAAAAGTTATACCTCTTGTATTTGTTAGACCTTCAACTAAAGGAAATTTTAATTTTTCTATTGCTTCTACTATTATATCAAGTTGTGATATAATAAGTTCAGGTGTTAATAATAGTTGACTCTCATCTCGTTTTAAATCAAGTATTTCAATTATTAACTCAATTGTATCTAATGGAACACCATCACCAATTGAAAATCCCTCATAATTATTTAAATTGATTATAACTTCTTGTGTATCTAAATAGACTTTTTCTTGTAATGATAATTGGTCTATTATAAGGTTATGTTCTTCTAAAAATATATTACTACTAATTCTTAAATCAATTAAATCAGGTTGTTCAATTATAAAATCAGGTTGATTTTCTAAATATATGTTTGTTGTAATACCTAATTCAATATCAAATAAATAAATTTTGAATTTTTGTTCTGCTAAATATGTAGCAACATTAATAGTATTTGTAATAGGTTCTATTATTGTTTTTGTTGTATAATAATGTGTCATTTAGTTTTTTTATTTACTATTCTATATTTTGAACTAAAATCATTGGTTTTATTACATATTGCTTTTGTAATGGATGTCCATCCAGAAAAATTATTAAAATTTACACAGAATGGATTATAAAAATAACTCACTCTAAGAAATTTTTTAAATGATATTAAGGTATTATAAAAAGAATTTGTATTCTTTTTTATATAGAAATGTGCCATTTTATATAAACCTTATAATATAACAACTTGTACCACTATATTGCCATTGTATCCATGCTTCTTCGCAAATTGTATATGTTGATTCATTTGTTAATGAAACAGCAAAATTTACATCAAAAGTTAATGTATCACTTGTGTTACTTACAACTCTTGCCATTTGTCCCTGGCCAGGACCACTCATTATTATAACAGCTTTTCCAATCCATTCATTAGTTGACCAACTTTTACTTGTATCTGTTAATAGATTAGTTGCACCTGCAGATGTTGTTGTTCCTGTATCCAATCTATATATTTCTACAGTATTTTCATAAAATTGAGCCGTTGAGTTTGGAATTTTCCAGAATGTTATATATTCATAAAGAAATCCATAAGTACTTGTTGAACTATAATATATATATCCTGGAAATGATCCATTATATAGGGAATTTTCATCTGGGTCAACTGTTGTCATTGTACCTATAGACGCTACGGATGAAGACACATTATTTTGTGCTGCATTTGTATAAACATTATAAGAAAGACAATAAGCGTATGCTGTATTGCCGTTTATATTGTTTGTAAAGCAATATGGGTATGGTGTATTACCAATTTTAGCACCTGCACTCCAGTTTTGTGCTGTTGTTACAGTAACCGTGTTTGCTGATTTATTAACACCTGTTATTGTTACTCTCTCCATTGTATTTGTACTATTTTCTAACATTAAATGGGATTCACCAACATAGAAATCATTTGCTTGACCAGAACCTAATTGTAGAGTTACACCTGTTCCTGCTGTTACACTGGATTGTAATGTTCCTAATGTATTCCAATATCTTGTAAACTTTCCCCAATAGAGACAATAATATGTAACACCTAATTTAAGTGTAACAAAACCAAAATTTTTGTTACCTGAAAACCATATAGTAAATGGGTCAGCATCATAAGTAGCCAAATAATATGATGTTGCGGAATGTTTAAATGTACCAACATGTGTTGTTGCATTCCAATATGTATACATTGCAAAGTTTATTCTATTAGCTGTTGCATTGTTTAATTCAAAATACATATCCAATTCTGAACCATCTTCACCGCCATTATTTTTTAATACATAATATTTACTTGCTGACCATTGGTTATCAACTAATGTCCAACCCGCAGCAACCATTGCAGTAACTATATAACTTAAAGCGTCAGCAGTATTCAAAACAGGTTTTGCAATTAATCTTTCTATAGCCATTTTAACCTACCTTATGCACCGGATTCACTTCTAAATCTCATAACACCATTAACATTAAAATAAAGTGTAAATGTACCATAGTTGACGTTTTTATCACTTAAAAAGTCATATAAACAAATCAATGGTTTACCAGATGCAGTATCATCATATATTACAGCATATCTTGCTGTAAATGTGGCAAGAGTCCAAGCTGGGTCATTTGCACTTAATGTTGTTATACCAGAAGATTCGGTCCATGTAACACCTGTTAATAAATTACCACCTGTGGTGTATCCATTTCCACTTGCAACTTCATTTGTTAATTGTGCATAAAATTCATGTGCATTTGATGGAGTATATGTGTTTGTTAATAAACATACTTTTAAATTATCTGTATCCAAATCAATTTCTTTATTTCCTACTTTTTGTCCAAACTTATCATAAATAAAATTTGCCATTTTTTATTACCATCCTATAGAGATTCCGTATCCTTCATACGCCTCTTCCAGTTTTAATTTTTCTTCTAATTCTCTTTTTTCTTCTTTTGCTTCTGAAATCAATTCACTACCATCTAAAGAAACACCAGTACCACCGATTGATGCAAAATTTGCAAATTTACTTCTTATTCTACCTAATATTTCTTTTGTTTCCGCTGTTGCGTAATCATAAATCCAATCACTTATATAAAAATCATTATTACTTGAACCATTAGTCCAATTACTGACATTTGTTGAGCCTTCAATCATATATGACCTTAATAAAATCCAGCCGGGTGAATCAATTGTCCATTCTCGTCCATCTTTCCAGAATGTTAATGAATTTCCTGTCTCTGGTTCTGGATGTACCTCAAGTTCATTTTGATATTTATGGTATGTATATGTGTATTGTGATGGAGTATATTTTTTAATGTTTTCCAGAAAATCTCTTGCAATATGATATGATACCAATGTATAACCACCATCTGCTGTGTTAAAAAGAGATTGATACATACCTTGATTAAATAAAAAGTTTTCAACTGTGAATAGGGTGTTTATACCACCGCCTGCACTTCCTGTATCATCATATGAGATTATTTCCGTTACACCTAATGGTAATTCATATATTGTTTGACCACCGGATAGAGCAAGTGTAAAGAACACCTCATTGGTTGCTTGACCAACGGCCCATTTTATAAACTTATCTCTTGCATAATCAATAGCATCATAGATTTGAGTATTATCAATTTCTACTTTGATCATTGGGTGACCAAGTCTTCTTTTTATTTTTTGGGCTAATTGTTGTTTTGTTATACTCATATTTTTATAAATCCTTTTATGTTATATTTATTTATTTAACATATTTAAATATCTCTATTTGTCAACCAAGACCAATCCTCTATTATAGTATTTATATCAGATAATATACCCCAGGCATCTTCATCTTCATCATTTTTCTTAAATTCAAAAGTTTCATCAAGAATATCCATTTCAAAGATATAACAAGCCCAATATAGAGCAGATACAAGGTCATCATTTAAATCTTTACCAAAAAATTTTCCACCTTCTTCTATATATGAACCAAGTTCTTTTAATGTTTTTTCATGTCTGATTTCCAAACAACCATCTTCAATAATTTTTTTCATAAGAAGAACCGCTTTTGGTTTTGTTGAACGAGATGCTCTTATTCCAAGTGATACTTCTTTTGAACCTGAGTTTACAAGATTTGAATTTTCATGCTCCCACCAAAGTCTTCTAACAACAGCTGAACCTTCTGAGTTGTTTTCAACCATTATATAGGCATTATTATAATAAATGGAAAGTCTATGAATGATATCCGCAAAATCATAAATATCTGTCATGTTATCATAAAAAACACCAACTTGGACCATACCTACTGGTTTAACACTTTCTATTTTTATAATTTGAATGACTGAATAATTTTCGCCCGAACCTTTAGCAACATCAACACCCATAACATATAGAGAATCCGTTTTTGGTTTTTCCCATATAAGGAGTCTATCATTTAAGTCTCTCATTACGGGGTCCACATTTTTTCTTAATATGACCCTTAGAACATCAGGTGATATAACAGTGTTTGTTGATCCAATAAACTGAACAGCAAATTCTTGGTCAAATTGTTTCTGACCAAGGTTTTTAATTTGTTCTATTGCCCAATTTTTATCTCTACCTGGAACCTTTTCCCATGATACTTTTGTATATACAAAAGTATTTTTACCAAACTCTGCTTCTGTATATATTCTATGAAAAATATTAAACAATCCATTTGGTGTGGATATGATAATAATCTTTGCTTCTTTTGAGGCTGAAATTGTAGGATAGTTGGCAGACCAAAACTCTTCTGCTTGACTTCCGGGAACAAATGCAAATTCATCACAGACCAATAGATTCATTGTCTCACCACGAAATGCGTCTGCTGATGTTGCTGATATAACTATTCTTGTTCCATTATCAAAAGAAATAAATGTTTTTGAGTATTCTGTAACACCCGGTTTTAACCATGTAGGTAAACATTCATAAGATTTTTTAATACGGTGGAGAATCATTTTAGCAGATGATTCTTTGTTTGAAACAATACCAATTGTTTTGTTCTCATTAAATATAGCATACCATATAACATATGAAGAAACAATAGTGGTTTTTCCTGATTGGCGGGAACAAAGTGCAACATTAAATCTATAATCTTGAAATTTTTGTAGTAGTTCTAATTGATAATCATAAGGTTCAAAAAAGATTTCACCTTTATCTGGATTTACAATCTTTACATACTTTATAAAATAATTAACACTTTCTGAACATTTTTGTAATTCTTGTATGTTTTCAGGAGAGTATTCTAATTCCTCTCTTGGCCTTTTAATAAATTTATCATCATACTTTACGGGCACTTTACAAATTATCCTCCATTATATTTAATTATATAAGGATATTTATATAAAAAAGAAGGGGAATGTTATGTAAAATAACATTCCCCTTTATTTATTTTCACCTGTTTTTTATATTAATTTTATTACAGGATTTGGTTTCTCAAATGGCGTTGATGAACCACTTTTAAAGACTGACCAGATATTATTATCCTTTTTTTCAGGTATATTTTTATTAGCATTTAAATCCAGAACTTCCACTTTTTCATTTATTATGGTTTCTAAATATACATCTTTACCCCATAGAGTTCTAATATGTTTCATTGTTCTTTTTGCATATTCAAGATCAAGGTCAACACCACTATGTGAGTGTATCATATATAGATTACCACCTTTATAATTACCATCTGCTATTTCAATATTCGGTATATGTGAATGTGAAAAACTATTTATAATAACTTTGGCAACTGTTTTACTTTCATGTTTAGTTCTAACAATATCAATAGTGTCTCGTGTTTCTTTTAATACATAGATATACATTTTAAGTTTTTCTACAAGTTCAGGTGTTAAGAAGTCCTGTAGGAAAAACCAATCAGTATAACTTTTCATTACTTCCATCATCTTTTGATGACCACCCATTTCTTTTGTATCCCAGTTAGCTACCTGGTTTCTATTTTGACATTCTTCATATTCATCACCATGACGACCTTTATCCCATCTTTCAACTATATCATTCCATATTTCACATCCAATTAAATATGGATTCATTTGTGTTGGACCCATTGCCTTAACAAGTGAATTTGCATAGTTATATTCTGCGTGGTCTTTACTATCAAGAGTGCCGTCCTCAATTAAATCTTGAAGAAGTTTTTGGTGCCAATATGTGGCAAAACCTTCATTCATATATTTTGTTTTAATTTGAGGCCAGTAATACCTACCTTCTTGTCGTAGAACTTCAAGAATATCTTTTTCCCAATCAACAAGATTTTTTGAGTTATCAATTATATATCTTAATAAATCTCCGGTCGGTTCAACTGGAGTCTTATCACATAAAGACTTCCATAATTCTTGATTAAATAACTCAACATCTTTCTTTACAAGGTCTTCAGTTAGATTTTGAAATATATCTCTAAATTCTGATTTTGATACTTTATGAAATGTTTTCTTACTATATTCAAATGCTTTCTTTCTTTTTTCATCTTCTGTTTCATTATCAAATGGTGATGAATGGAATTGAATAGAGTGTCCGGCATCAACAATTCTTTCAATGTTATCAATACCAAAATGACGTTCGTATTCCATAATTCTTTCAGATGACATTTGCATATATGAGATAATATCTCTCCGAGATTGTTGGAAATATTTATTCATTGTAAAAAATGCAACATGTCCAATAACATGGGCCATAACAAGACTTTGAACACCAAATGTATTTGACTTCATTAAATATGCTCTTGCTGGGTCCGAGTTAATAACAACTTCATATGGTAGACCAGCATGAACATGTTCATTTATTGTTCGGAGACGTTCATAGTCACGACCAAATTTCCAGTTAGATAAATTTCCTGGAATATGATATGCCATAATCTCTAACATCTTTTGATCAGGAATAACATCCCATTCAATATCACAATATTCAAGACCATATTTTTCACGGGCCAGTTGGTTCAGTCTATCTTCAACTTTGATAAGTTTTTGTAGTTCTGATCTATTCATTTTATGTGTTTCCTTTTCTTATCGTTTTTTAAACAACATATGTTTAAGTGCTGGAAAAATATGTTCTTTTCCCCGTATAATGGATACAAGAAATCTATGATGTATATCTATATAAGCTTCTAATCCATCTACATTTGTTTTACCAAATTTGAATTTACCTAAAATCTCTTTTAGTAAAACTCTCCAGGTATTTCCAACATCAATTTCAACATATGATAACATGTTAATGTTTTTTTGTAGCATTCTTTCAATTTCAATTACAGTATCTTTTGGATTAAAATCTTCTCCATCGGAGATATAGATACAGTAAGTATTCCATTCACTTACTGGAAATTCAGTTTCTATTTTATAATTTACCAATTTAAATGCTGATGAACAATTTGTACCACCAGATTCACCTTTATGAAAGAATGTATCTTCATCAACTTCATTTGCTTCTGTTGTATGTGTAATAAATACAACTTCAACATTGTCATATACTTTTCTAAGAAATTCAACAAGCCAGAACAACATTGACCTTGCTAAATATTTTTTATTAATTGTCATTGAACCAGATACATCCATCATACAGAAGATTACAGCCTTTGATTGATATTCAACATCTTCTTCAATTTGTTTGAATCTCATATCATCATCTTCAATAAAAACATCATTATCATAAATCTTTTCTAATTTATTATTCTTTATAATATCAATGGCTTCTTCAATATCACCCCGTGCTTGAATCAAAGATGAGTGTGCTTCTTCTTGAGTACAACCACATTCATTCATAATTTCAATTGAATAGGAAACCATTCTCCTAATTGCTTCCATCATGGTTTTCTTTTTATGAATACGTGGCATTATACCTTTTTTGGATGTAGTTTCAAATTTCCATCCTTTTGTAACCAAATCTTGTGCTTTTGTTTTTTCTTCAATCCAAGGAAGACCAAGATCATCAAACATGATTTTGATTAAATAGTCAATATCAACCTCTGCTTCAAGATAATCAATTCCAGGTCTTTTACCGGGTTCACCTTCTTTACCTTGGCCGGGTTTTGGAATAGAATCAATTATATCACCATCTGTATCACCTTGACCAATACCAGCTTTATCACCTTTTTCATTTTGGCCATATATGAAACGATAATCTTTTAAACCTCTAACGGGTATTTTTACCTTTCTATTACCCTTGTTTGTGATAATTGATTCTTCACCAATAACATCCTTTACATTTTCTCTGATGGATTTATCAATCTTTTTCTGGTGTCTTTCGGCATCCTTTATACCTTTTTCGGATAAATCCCAATCATCGTGTAATATAATACCCATTTTAAAACCCTTTCCGTTTAAATTTTAATCTTCTGATTCTTCAACATCTTCATTCTTTACAGACTCTTTCTTTTTAGAACATTTATCATTTGTAGAAAAGCCCATTTTATGTTTTTTCTTTTTCTTTTTATTTTCATAGCAATCATCATCATCAAACATTCTTATTTTATTTAAGAACTCTGTTTCTTCAACTTCATCAAAATTATCAAAGGAAGAGGCTATCACAGTTGTTTTTGATTCGTCCTCAACATCTCCGATTTGTACAGTTATTCTAATCAATATATTATCCTCTCTTTCTTTTCTTTTTTATATTATACTATATTTATCAAAAGTTGTAAACTAAATAAAAAAGGCTGGGTGAATATAGATACACCCAGCCTTTCCCAATCATAAGAAACTTTTACGATTGTTTTCTCAGTATTTCACCGACAAATGAAAGAAGAACATTTGCACAGTGTTCACAGTAACCTTTTTCCATCAAGGTCTTAAACGCTTTACTTCTCGCTTTCATCCTCTTTGGATCGGTACTTGTGGTATTTACAATTGACAGATTGACCACATTTTTAAGATCACTCATTAGTTTCTTTTCAATCGCTTCTTTCAAAGGTGCATAAGAATCATATTTAAATTCCTTGCCACGATCTCCGCAACTTGATTTATGAACAAATATACCGTTTCTAAATTCATCTTTGGAATTTACAGGGACGCCAATAAGTTCTTCAAGTGATCGCATCAGTTTTTCATCAGGTGAACTATATTCACCCGTTGCTGTATCTTCAATCTTTTCTTTTCTACAGTAAGCTCCGACATTCAACATATATCGGTTAAACAATTCGGTTGCTTGTTCGTCATAAGCGTGAAGGAATGCCATATTGATTTCTTTTTTGGCAAACTCACGGAACTCAGCAAGTGCTGAATCTTTTTCAGCAACCAACAGGTTTGTAAAGTTCTTAATATCCTGTTCTTCAATACCAGTGTGGTGATCAAAGTTTTGTTTAAGTGCTCGCAGAACATCAATTGGATTGATACAGTTTTTATCTTCTTTTGATGCGAGTGCTATATTAAGTGCATTGATAATAAACCTTGGAGATATACCTTGGTCCATACCTTCACCATTTCTTCTCCCATCCTCACGAATCTTTTTAATATCAACTTCTTCCTTTTTAAATTCGTTAGATGTTCTACCATCATAGAGTTTCATTTTTTCAATCAAAGAGGAAACTTTGGTAGATTTCTTTAGCCTTGTTAATACGGCAAACTGTGCTGCCAATTCAAGGGTACCTGGAGCGATATGAATATTCCTAAAATCAGATTCTTGAATCATTTTCTTATAAATTTCAATTTCTTCGGATACATTCAAATTCCAGGGTACAATTACTTTATACATACGGTCATGAAGTGCTTCATTTTTCTTGTCCGATTTAAATGTATCATACTCTGTTTGGTTTGTATGCGAAAGAATCAATTCATCAAGATAAATCTGTGGAAAACCAGGTGACTTGATTACTTGTTCTTGTGCCGCTGAAATAAGAACATAGTGAAATTTAATATCTGCTTTTAAAATTTCAATATATTCAATCAATCCACGGTTGGCAACTTGCAATTCACCGTCAAAGCTAAATGCTCGGGGATCGGTTTCACCGTAACGAGCAATCTTAGCCATATTTACCCGACCGATTAACTCGGTAATATCTTGAGATTTTGGGTCGGATGGTTGAAATGTGCCAATTGCAATTCTTTCCTGTTCGGATGGTATTACTGCTGTAACCGGGATTTCAGACCAACGAACAGTTCCATCATCGTCAGTATAATTTTCTTTAACAACTTGACGACAATGAGGACAAAGATAACCCTCTATTTTAATACCCAACTTTTCTTCCCAATATGCTCGGTCATTGATTGGAATTGCATGCAAAGGTTCTTCATTGATCGGACAACCTTTGATTGCAAACATTGGTGTATCATCTTTTTCAAGACCTCGCTTTAATAGCGCCGCGATTGTAGACTTACCACTCGCGACTGGGCCCACCATGATTAAAATTCTTTTTCCTGTTTCAGTCCTACGTGCAGACGCTTTCAAGAATTTCATAACATCATGGATAGCCATCTTTGATTCAAGACCAAAGATTTTTCCATCAAAAAACTTATACTCCACGAGGTCTTCATACCCCGCTAATTTAACATCATTTGGTACATCATTAACACCGTATTTCATAATCATATTGAAAATACGACCTGGGGCAAAATTAGCAACCTCAGGATTTTTATGAACTAATTCTAAATAATCAAGCGAGTTTCCTTCCCATTTATGAAACGGATTAATTTTCTTTTGGGAAAGAATTGCTTGCTTGAAGTCTTCCATTAAAGGTGATAACATCTAAAAACTCCTTTCTTTTGTTTTTTATTTTATCTCTCACTCTTTAAAAACATTATAACACACGGAATAAAAATTGTAAATATTTTTTTATTCTTTTGGTTCTTTTAACAATTTTAAAACATCTTCTCTGGAGGCAATTATTAGATTTTGATTTTTTGGTGCCTCTTTCTTTTTTCTTTTCATTTCAATTTCTTTATCTTTTAATAATAACATACGGTTTCTTATTTGTAAATATACTTGGTAATTTTCATCTGTTATTAATTCTTTACTTGCTTGTGTTACTGAGTTTATTAAACCTGTTGCTACTTCAACAAGTCTCGCTGTTATATTTCCATTATTTAATTCTTCTTCAACAGTATCTAATATTTTATTTGCTCTTTCTATATTATCTCTTATTATATTTCTTGGGTTATTTTCTTTTTCCCATTCTTCTTCAAATTTATCTGGTCCACTTTCAGATACTTCTGGTTCCAACTCAATAGTTTCATCATGTTGGTTGTCTTGCATATTAAATTCTTCTTCTAAATTTTGTCTATCTAACATTGTATTTTTTCCTTAACAATACTATTCAATTTTTCTATGGTTTCATCACTTGATTTGTGTAATATGCCAATACCTCCGTTATCTTCCCATTCATTTATGTTTTGTTCAAAATCATCAATTAAAATAGAATTAGAATTTGAATATAACTTTTTTTCTTTTCTATGGCATATAATTGCATCTTTATAAAATTCATAACCAAGATTATTTTTTATCCAGTCCAACTTACCGTTTCTTACATCTTCATGTACTGTAAAATTACCACGAGCAGCAGCTGATAGTAAAGTTGGTTTATATGTATTTATACCTTTCCATAGATTTTTACCATCTATTGTCCAAGGATTACTTGCCCAGAATTTTCTACCTGCTTTAACCAGTAGAAAAAACCTTTTCTCCATATCATCTATGTCCCAAAAATTTTCACAAAAATTTGTTACATTTGTTTTCCAATCTACCAATACATCATCCATGTCACAATAGATTTTAAATTTTTTCATTTATATATCCCTTCTTATTTTTATAAAATCATTATAACATAAATTATGAAAAATGTAAATAAACAAAAAACCCATTTCCGAGGAAATGGGCTCTTTGTTATTCATTTATTCTTTGATAAAAATTAGGCAGGTAGATTTGTCAAAGAAACTTTTTGATAGTAATTCTTTGATCCATATAGATGATCGTGAATACCATATCTTGACATCAAGCCAACTGTTGGATGGAATGAATCTTCAAATACTGCACGGGATGCCAGCAATTGAACATAAGGCAGGTAAATAACACCTGTATCATATTCTGAAGGTCCTTTATAACCAATAAGGAATTGATTTGATGATTGGAAGGTGTCACGATAAACACTCAATCTTCCATCAATAGAACCGATTCTTGCGATACCAACTTGTGATGTATTAACATTACCAGCGACTGGTGCGATAGTAAAACCGGCCATTGCTTCAAAAATTGCTACGGCATATGGGTTACCAACGATCCAGTTACCAGAACCTCTACGAGTATTAATTGCAATATCTTGTGAACGTCTTAGGATATAGTGATAAAGTTCTCTATATCTTTCAAGTTCCCATCTACCACCTGGAACGCCTGTACCTGAAGCTGCTTGGTAGTTCCAAGTTCTGTCAAAAAGTGCACCACCGGCAACACAAACTGAGTCAATCTTTTGAATCAATTCACGGTCAATTTCTGCTGTGATTTCATAAGCCAGAATGTCCATCATTTCTTCTTCAAGATTCAATCCGTGCATAGCCTTCAAATCTTGTGCAACTTCAAGAGACCATCTACTTCTCAACTTTCTTGTTTTTGCTTCGATTTGTGCTTTTTCAACTGTCATGTTTACTTCTTTAATTTCTGCGTTTGTACCGATACCAAGACCACGGTTATTTGTGCCTGCATCGGAACCCAAAGTTTCACCAGCGGATGTAATAACTGATCCAGAATAAGTTGAATCAATTGTATTATATCCAAGTTCAACATTTGCTGTTGAGTCGTAATCTTGACCGGCTCTAAAGCGAATTGCGAATGCCAAACCAACTGGACCTGTCATTGGTTGAACACCAACGAGGTCGTGTGCTACTAATTCAGGGAAGGTTCTACGAACCATAGGTACTGCGATTTTGTGGAACATACCTGATCCAGCGTAACCAGCTTGTGTACCAAGAGAGTCATTACCGAATGCTGTTGCTTCCATCAGAAAGTTATGCTCATTTTCAAGCATGATTGCTGTTGCTCTACGAACATTATAGTTCTTAATTTCATTACCTTCATTAAGAACTTCTTTCCACTTAACTAACAAGTCTTTAATTTCCATTTATATATATTCTCCTATTAATATTTTCACCTTTTTATTATAAACAAGTTTTAGATTTTATTTGTTCTTAAAATATTTAAGTATTGTTTTTTGAATGATGCGAAAGGACTGGTATCTTCTTTAATCATTTTTTTCTTTTTACGTTTTTTGATTTCGGAATGACCTTCAGACATTTTTTCTTTTTTGTCTTCTTTCTTTTTGTCTTCTTCGTCTTCGTCGTCTTCTTCGTCTACTTCTTTCTTATCTTTCTTTTCATCTTCTTCATCATCTTCTTCGTCTACTTCTTCTTTGTCCTCATCATCTTCTTTTTCATCTTCTTCATCTACTTCTTTCTTTTCGTCGTCCTCGTCCTCATCATCCTCGTCCTCGTCCTCGTCATCTTCTTCATCTACTTCTTTTCCGTCTTCGGCTTTTTTGTCTTTTTTGTCTTTTTTGGTGTCTTTTTCATCGTCTTTTTCCTCATATTGTTCAACTATAATTGAAAATTTACGATCAATTTCTGCTTTGTCTTGAACACCTTCGAGAACTGCCATAACATGACCCTTTTGTTTCTCGGTCAAGCCTTCACATTTCTCATACAAATAAAGTTGTGCTGCCATTTTTTGTGCATCAGAAACAACTTCCAAATTCTTTTCTGTTATTGAGTTCATTTCTTTGCGAAGTTTAAGAATTTCTTCCTTTGCTTCTTTCAAAAGACTTTTAACTTCTTCATCCAAAAGTCCTTGATCTACACCAAGACGAACTTTAAATTGTTCAATAAGGTCATCATAAAGTTCACCCTTTTTTGCGAACTCCAAAATTTTTTCAGGAATTGCAAGTTCTTCTTCAAGAATGTTATCAACAAAATTTGAGAATTTGGTTGTTACATCTTTCTTATATTCTTCAAATTTTTGTTCATACTTCTCAACTAAAGCTTCCTTTTCTTCATCAAGTTTGCTTTCAGAAATTTCTTTAGCCTTGATGTCGATTACATCTTGTAGCTTTGTTTTGATTTCTGCTTGAGTAGATTCATTAAGCTTATCTGCACCAAGCAATTGTAAAAGTTTATCCATATAATATCTTCCTCCTAAATGTATTACTATAATTATATTTATTTATTAAAATAATAGAAACCAAATATCTTGATTTCCATTTATTTCCAATGAATTACGGTGTACCCTTTTTTATTCATATCGTCAATATCTTCTTCTGTTACAATAGAGCCGATAGGATAATCCCAACTTTGAGTCCACAATACTTCGTTTCCTTTCAGATATACTTGTGTTTGTTTAGTCCACCAAGTATTGAAAGCCATCTCACTTGATTCGGATATAAATCTATCTATTTTACTTAGTAATTTCATTATAAACCTCTGTTCAAGTAAAATTCAATTATACCTTCTTTATTTGATTCAACAATTCTTTTAATTTGTTCTTTTGTTTTACCTTTGAAAATGAATGCTTGTAGATATTCAACTACATTATCCATAACATTCTCATTTTTGGTATCACCCTTCCATTCTTTTTCAACTTCATCAAAAAATTTCTTTTTTTCTTCAGGTGATAACTCACTTGGAGATGATACATTATATTTCTTTAATTTTTCTTGGAAGAATTTTTGATATGCTGATTCCTCATTTTTCATATTAAACTCCTTACCTTCATATATTCCATTAATCCAAGAAGGATTATTTGATGGGTCTGTTACAAGGTCCCATGTTATCAAATTAAAGTCTTCATTAACATATCCATTTTCTGATACTGTTCCGAGACCTCGTGATGATATACCTAAACTACCTTCTTTTACTAATGTTTTTGCTATTTGTCCCATAGGTGTGTCAAGTACTTTTGCTTTACCATAAACATGGTCACCTTTCCACTCAACCATCTTGGTTAATATAGCGATTTTGTCCATATTAATTTCTGGATTTGGTGGATGTCCAAGTTCACCCCATAGAGAACCTTTATCTACTTTTTCATTAATCTTTTTAATTTCTCTTTCAAGTATATCTCTTTTGTATTTTCTCTTATTGTTATTTTCAATTTCAGCAGATGAAAAGATACCAACAATATGCATGTTTTTATCTGATTTGCTTTCTACTAATTGAAGTTCATAAGATGTTTCAGTAATAAGTTTCATGTATTACTCTCCCGATTTAGGTTCAATATCAATATCATTTTTTAAACCCAATTTATTTTTCAGCCATTCATTTTTATGTGTATGAATTTCTTTTTGTAGAATTTCCTTTGCATTTACAAATTCATCATTTTCAAAGTGATCTAAAGCTTTTTTAATTGACTCAATATTCATAACTAACTCCTTATATTATTTATTTATTACTCTTTTATTTAATACATCTTTCGGATATTATTGGTATTAATATGTTTCCTCTGGTTCTTTAGGAACAAGACCCAATTGTTTATCCTTTATTTTACCTTCAAGATTTAAATCTATTTCTTCATCAGACCATTTAAGATACCTTTTCATCAAATAATATTTACTCATTTCTTCTCTATCTGCAATACTTGAATAGTTATTAAAACGAGTTTCTAAAAAGTTTTGTTCCATTTGTTCTTTGTAATTAGATGGAGCGGTCATATGAATTTTTATTTTTTTATGATCTAAGTCATATTGTTTTTTTAGACCTTTGAAATCCAAATGTAGTAAGAATACTTTTTCAAATTCTTTACAAAATTTATCTTGTTGTTTTTCTAAGTATTTACTCCATTTTATTTCATCACGGGATATTTCACCTGTATTACTTCCACCAAAAAGAACGTCACCTTCTCTTTTTTCTTGTGATGCTGTTACTCTTGATGCTGGGTATTTTAATGCTCTATACATTTTTCTTGCAAAGTAATAAATGTCATCCAACTCAGCAAAACCGGCTGCATTACCACCAACAGATTCAATTTGTGATCCACGACCATCTGCTGATTGTGGTAGATAATAATTTTCAAGCATACTAAATATTTCAGGTTCGTTTGTAAGTTGTCCTGTAGTTGGATTGTATGTTTGTTTTTTAGAAAGTTTTTGTTTTACCTTTTCAACATATTTTAATGCTTTATCTTTTGGCATGTTTCCTGTATCAATTCTAAATACCAATCTTTCAGGTGCTCTAATAAGTCTGTATATAATAACAGATGTTTCCAAAAGTTTTAATTGATTATATGGAACTCTTGCCTTTTCAAGATAACCTAAAATATCATGTCTTGATATGCCATATATACCACTGTTAATAAAACCTATTTGTTCAGGATTAAATAATATTAATTCTCTTCCATCTTTTGCCTTTGCTTCTTCTATGTTGTTTAATGTTGTTGGTGTTTCGGTTAAATACTGAACATAATTATATATGTGTCCCGATTTTGGTTCATAAAAATAATCCATTGTTTCAGAAGGAAGTTTCTTTAAACCTATTATACCATTTTTAGGTGTTCTTGTGTCAATTATTCTTTCATAATAAAATCTACCATCAATCATATAGGTTCTAAAAGCATCCCACAAAAAGTCTGAAAAATCATCAATTGTATTTTCAAATAGATATTTAAATTCTTTGTTTATATTATTAACTATATTTTCGTTCTTACTTAAAACCGCATCTCTTATTTCCAATGTTAATAAATCACCATTTATATCTTCTTGTGTTGCTTCATTTGTGGCATCTTCTATAACATCAGCAACTTCTGTCATTAATGCCATTTCTCTATAACCAAAAATTTTCTGTCTTTCATTTGCCCATGATGGATTAACATATTTGTTATAGAATAAATTAAATGAACCTATAGCTAAATGACCTATACCAGGAAATTCATGTAGATTTTCCCAACCTTCACCAGTAGCAGATTTTAAATCTACTTCGGTGGGTATTTCGGCCTTGCTTTGGAAAGCCTTTAATTCTTCTTGTACAATACCTCTTACTTCGTCATTGTTTTTATTAAAAAACCAGCCCATATTATTTTCCTTTTTAAGTTATAAACATATTTATATTTATTCTACGGATTTTTATTTTTTATACTTATCAACATAATCTGGTGGTAATTCACCTTTATCTTTTAAATCGTTAATGGCAAGTTCTCTTATTTTATCTTGTATTTTGTTTTCTATTATTTGGTCAGCTTCTCTTGCAAGTCTTTCATCTATTTCTTGTTGTGTTTCAAATGGATCAGGTGTATTACCTTCTGCTAACCATTTTAGATATTCTTTATAACTTCTATTACCTTCACTTAGCGGAATATATTTACCTGTTTCTGTATCTAATATATTAAATTCTTTTATTTTATATTTTGCCATTACATTATCTCCGCATCAAAAGAATATAAACCCGCATATGCTCTAAAAGAACCATTTGCTGTTACTGTTACTCTATGTATCCAACCAATAGTATTAGAAACTAAATCATAGTCCGTACAGTTATTATATGTTGGTGTTGTTATAATAGCAGCATCAGGATTATCTCGCATTCTTGTATGAAATGTATCACCATCAATTCCACAAACAACACCTGCTAAACCATATCTATAACCATAACCTTGACCAGTTGCATAACTATTCATATAATATCGTTGACACATTGCAGTTTCTACTACCGTAGGTCTAAACTCAAATGGTGTTGCAATCGTTCCTGGTTCCAATTGAACTTGTGCCAATCTGAAATAGTTAGATGTACTATTGATATTATTATCAATATTAGATGTTGCTAATTTATTTGCATTTTCCCAGGTATCCACACTTGAAACATGTCTATCAGAACCACAAGCAAGAACAAAAAAGATTTCTAATCCACTACCATTTGTGTAATTCCAAGTTCCAATACCACCACCATCAAATACTATTAATATTTCTTTTTTCTCCCAAGTAGCAGATGAGTCTATAGTAAAATCTGTTGCGTAAGATGCATCATTAGTACTATTTCTCATTGATATACAGTATGTTCCTGTTTTATATGCTTTAACCCAAAATGATAATACACCAGTTTTACCTTGAATATATTTGAAATCATAACCTTCAATATTGTAACCAATCATAAAATATTGAGTAGCACCAATACTTGAATCTGCTGTTGTAATTTGAACATTAAGTGATGTTGTAGGTGCTCCTTGATTTGCAGGAACATCTGAATTGGATGTAATAGTACATGCGGCGTCACTACTTGCAACATATCTCCATCTATCAGAAGTATAAGCATTTGATGCTGGTGATGTAAATGTTGCTCCTCTTGCCCAAACTTGAAAATTTCCATTTATGATTAGATTTTTATGTGTATAGGTATCTACAATATATTCGGTTAATCTATTAACATCCTCTTTAGCACTTGCAGATAACTCTAATGTTTGAAGGTTATTCTCATTATCAATATATTCGGTTAATCTATTATCACCTTCATCTATTGCAGCAGATAGGTTGGTAGATAATGTATTTAAACTTTGGTCAATATATTCGGTTAACCTATTATCACCTTCATCTATAGAAGCAGATAACTCCAATGTTTGGAGATTATTTGATAGGTCAATATACTCATATAACCTATTATCACCTTCATCTATAGAAGCAGATAGATTGATGGTCTTGCTATCTATATAATTTCTAACAGCATTATCACTTTCAACACTTGCGGCAGATAATGAATCTGATAGTGTGTTTATATATTCGGTTAATCTATTAACATCCTCTTTAGAACTTGCAGATAAGTTGGTAGATAAGGTTGATATGTTACTATCAATATATTCGGTTAATCTATTATCACCTTCATCTATTGCAGCAGATAGACTATTAGATAAGGTATTTAAGTTTTGGTCTATATATTCATATAGTCTGTTATCTTCCTCTTTTGAAGATGCAGATAATATACTTGATGATGTTAATAAATGCTCATATAACCTATTATCACCTTCATCTATTGCTCCTGAAAGGTTGACAGTCTTACTATCAATATATTCGGTTAATCTATTATCACCTTCATCTATTGCAGCAGATAGGTTGGTAGATAATGTATTTAAACTTTGGTCAATATATTCATATAGTCTGTTATCTTCCTCTTTTGAAGATGCAGATAAGTTTATAGATAATGTATTTAAATTTTGGTCAATATACTCATATAACCTATTATCACCTTCATCTATTGCTCCTGAAAGGTTAATTGTTGATAGAGTATAATCTATATATTCATATAGACGATTATCTTCCTCTTTTGAAGATGCAGATAAGTTGGCAGTCTTACTATCAATATATTCGGTTAACCTATTATCACCTTCATCTATTGCTCCTGAAATACTGGTAGATAATGTATTTAAACTTTGGTCAATATATTCATATAGTCTGTTATCTTCCTCTTTTGAAGATGCAGATAAACTTGTTGATGTGGTTGATATATTATTATCTATATATTCGGTTAATCTATTATCACCTTCATCTATTGCAGCAGATAGACTATTAGATAAAGTATTTAAATTTTGGTCTATATATTCATAAATCCTATTATCACCTTCATCTATTGCTCCTGAAAGACTGATGGTCTTACTATCTATATAATTTCTAACAGCATTATCACCTTCAATGCTTGCAGCAGATAACGAATCTGATAATGTGTTTATATATTCGGTTAATCTATTATCACCTTCATTTATTGCCCCTGAAAGGTTGGTAGATAAGGTATTTAAGTTTTGGTCTATATATTCGGTTAACCTATTATCACCTTCATCTATTGCAGCAGATAGACTATTAGATAAAGTATTTAAATTTTGGTCAATATATTCGGTTAACCTATTATCACCTTCATCTATTGCTCCTGAAATACTGGTAGATAAGGTTGATAAAGCATAATCTATATACTCATATAACCTATTATCACCTTCATC